TTATTATGGAACAACACTTTTTGTTTTATAGGGAAGGATACAGCACTTGAATTATTATTAAACCTATTGCCTGAGAAACTTTTAACATCTATAATTATTTTTATCCATTCATCATTTAACATAGATGAATGCTTTCCTTTAGATGATAACAATAAATGCTTAAGGCTACACAGGAAATCTTTTCTAATGAAGAAAGAGAAGTCAGGAGTATAAGTCATAGGCTTTAACATAACCCTATGCTCAATCCTGTCTTCTTTTTTCTTCATTATTTTTAAATGTTCATATTCAACTTTCTCATATAAAGAATATGTACATGGTTTGTAAGAGACATCCTTTATAAGGCCTATACTGGATGCTTCTTGTAGCCACTCATATACTTCTTCTTCATAGGAAGAATCAAAGTTTAATTTGTTGGTTGGTAACATTATATTCTAACTGCCTTGATCTCATATCTAACTCCATAGAAGTAAGGAGTCGTTGAAGTCTAAAGGACGCAAAGTTTTCCATGGTCATTGAGAATATAGAACCGTCTTGATTCTTTTCCATAGAAATTTCTCTAACTCTTTCTTTAGGATCTCCATTAATTACTATTACTTTTCTTGATGATTTTTCAATCGAACTTGATCCAAATCCAGAACTAAGAGTTACTTTCTTATCAGTAGACCTGCTTACCTGAGACACTACTATTACTATAATGTCTTTGCTTTTTGCAAGATTTGATAAAGTAGGAAATATCTTCTGCAATCTGGCTGTGGAATTCTCAAATGAAATCCCTTCAACATAAATAAGCTCAGCATAATCTACTACAACGAGTTTACACTCTGTTTCTTCTACTGCTCTTTCTATATTATGTAGCCATATTTCGTCACTTGTTACAAGCTTAACATGTTCTATCAGATGTCCAAACTCCTTAAAAGCTTTCTTAGCTTTATCAGGCATCATCAGTTCTTCTTTAGAAAGGCCTGATGCTATCTGTAGGAATCGTCTTTGCATTAACCAAGGTGCAAGTTCTGGAGAAAATAATATAGTATTGAGTTGATAGTTTTCATTAACTGTATTGTTTATGAAATCAACACCCATTATTATATTTTGAACAAGACCTGACTTGTTAACTCCTGTACCTCCTATGATAGTTACTAGTTCACCTGGCATTATATCACAGTCTTCTGTCTCAGGAAGTCCAAGCATCTTTGTCAGTGCTATGAATCCCATTGTCTTTGGATCTAACATTAGTCTATCTATAAGTTCTCGTTGCATATCATTAGAAGACATATAGTCTATCTCAAGATCCTTGGCTTTATAATGAATGCACCTTGTAGAACAGTGTGCTTTCAGGATCTTGTCATTACATCCAAACTTATATCCTTTAGTGTATGTGTATTCGACATTTTTTATTACTATGTTTTCATCTAATTGATTAGCATTCCATTCAAGAGCAATCAATTTGGCATACTTACTAGGTATCCCTGCTCTTGCACAGAAGGATGCTATTCTTAGCACTGTAAGATTCCTACTTCCCTTTTTTGGCTCTTCATTCAGAATTCTATACATACAAGATACTATGTGTGAAGGCTCAATTACTTTAGTTAAGTTTCTAAGCTTAGGGACGTCTAACGATAGATAGTCCTTTAATTCATTATAACCACACTTATCTTCTTGTTCTTCTAGAAAGATGTTTATTCTTTCATCAAGGTTGTCTATTGTGGCAAGCTCCAAAACCCTAGTGTAATCAAGCGATCTTGCTTCAGAGAAGGTAAGATATATCTTATATCTATTCTGCTTCTTATTCAGTGAAAATGGAAGCCTGATTAGAGATGAGTTAGTATATATTGAATCATCTGGAATATTGAACAGATTTTTAATTGTGTTTTTTATTATGAAAGGATAATTAACTTGAGGTTCTAATCCGAAACAATCAGAATGGATATCTATATGATATCCTGTACCCGAGTACCACAGATTCATATTGTTTTCTGATAATCCTAAATTAAGCAAAGCTTCTATCATTATTTTGAAGTCTTTGTTAACCTTTTCATCAGAATTATTTCCTTTATCAATGTCTATAGGGATCCATGGTGCACTTCTTATAGAGAAGTTTTTAGCCACAGATCCTTTTTTAGACATTTTCTGAACAGCTTCTTTACCATATAAAAACACTGACTTGTAAAGTTCAGATGTTTTTCCTTCCTTAAGGATTATTGCCCATATATCATCCTGGTTTACGAAATCTCCACGTCTTCTAAGGTTTCGTACAATTTCATAATACCAGTCAGTCATTATTATACCCGTATTTTATTGGTTTTGCTTGTGTTGTATGGTGTTGATGTTGCCACAGAGCTACCTTTAGGTTTTTTCATTCCAGTGATTGATCTATGGGGATCAAATATCTTTAAGAAACCTGTTTCTATATCATGATTAACATCATTTTCAAGAAACCTCATTTCATCCGCAGGTCTTAGGTTGCTATGGATGTTAGTATATCTATCATCCTCTGTCCTATATACGAACACGGCAATCTCAATGTCCTTAGCAGTCTTAACATATCTTTCAAAGAATTCTTCTTGAGATATCTTGTTCCTGTTTTCATCTTCCATTTCTCCATTAAGATTAAAGCCACCATCAAAGCCTATAACATCAAAGAAATTATTTGCTTTAGATAGTAAGAAAGACTTAGGACTGATTCTATCTCCTTCCCAATCAAAGTTGCCAGATATATTATAGAACGTAGATTTAGCAGAGTTATTTGGGTCTTGAAATGATATTGACCAAGCTACATCAAATCCTCTCTTGTTCTTTGAAGGGTCAGAAGTGTTACAAAGTGCACTGCCTATCTTAACTATGTTATATCCTAATTCAAGATCCTCAAAGTCTCTTGATCCGCCTTGATATTCAACTCTGTTTTTTTTGGACATTGTTACTCTCCTTTATAGTTTTCTATTGTTTGTTTAAATGATTTGTAATTGAAGGGAATTACCTTCCCTGACAATGCTTTTATTCTAGAGCCTATATGTTGCTCATCTGAGTTATCAAAAGATACCTCAGCAATAGGTTCTCCACTATCTTTATTAATACTAACATATCCTATGATCTCAGCCAATGATGATACTATATTAGCAACACCTGATTGAAGTGTTGAACTAAGTTGAATAGTAGCCTTGCCTTTTTCTCCTGCCTCAAACTTAACTTTATCTTTAGCATGAGAAACAACAACAAGGTTTAGTCCTTTTGGTCTTAATATATTTAAGAATAGGTTAATGATATTTCTAATCTCTTCTTTAAGAATACCAATATCTTTACCATATCCTGCTGTTCCAAAAGGAGTTCCTAGTCTTTCTGCTATATCATCTTGTTTGAGTTCACAAATAGCATCAAGGGTATCTATTACTACAGTTTTATAAGGGAAGTCTGGAAGGTTAACCTGTTCTCCAAGATACTCTATAACTTCACTTATAGAATATACTGGCATAGTTTTACCCATGTCTTCTCCTGTTTGGTGAACATATCCTCTATCTTCTGGAGGAATAGGTTCTACTAATGTCTGTCCCTGTTTATCTCTGATGGGCTTACCTGAGCTATCAAGAACGATTCTCATCGGTGGGTTAAGAGAGGTAACTACAATTCTATTAACATCATCTACGTATGTAGCTCCACTTTCCGTATCAATAAGTAATACTTCTTCTGATCCTTTATCTCCCCATTTAGATAGCTCTGTTGTTTTATGGACTTTAGGATGTCCAAAGATAAACATAAAGTACCCTTGAGGAATTTGATTATGCTTAATGCCTTTATTTGATAAGACTTTAATCATCAATTACTCCTTTCTTTTTTGTTACAGTAAATCTTTGATAAGAATTCTGAGTGATATATCTATTATATAAGTCAGGGTTATCTTCTCTGAAACTTGCTGTATCAAACTTATTTGTTGAATAAGTTTTATATGATAACTTATAGCCATTAATTTCTTTAGTTCCAAAACCTACATAGCCCTTAATAATAGTGTCCAGGTTCTTCTTTATCTCTGTTACCTCTTTAAGTAAGGTATCATAGTAGTTCCTGGCCTCAAGTATTTTAGGTATAGCATTACGCATATCTCTGAATGATGCTGTGATATCTATCTCATTCTCATTAAGATATCCTAATGCTCTTTCTGTTGGCTTTGAGCCATCTAATAGAGGAGGATTCTGTGTTATAACATATGTATTCCAAAAAGAAACTATCTCATCTATTAAATATTGTTTTGTATCATGATAGCTCGGAGTAGATTCTTCTGTAAGAAGATAGTAATCATTTTTAACTTCATTAGCTCCATCTCTAATAGATACATACAGTATGGACTTATCTATACCTGTGCAATTAGCATAGTGTAAGACCTGAGTATAATAATAATCAGGTATTCCTCCTTCCCAATCTGCTCTATTATATGCGTTGGTTGTCTTGATCTCCATTAAGTATAACTCTCCTGATTCTTTATGTCTCAGGATAGCATCAATAGCAGATACCATAAAAGGATAGTCTGGATGTATAACAAGTTTATTATCACACTTGTCTGCTAATTCAAACTCAGGATTATCATTTAAGAATGTTTCAAGTAAAGAGTCTTCAAGCTCTATACCATCAATCATATACTGTGTCTTAAATTTATCTCTTCCGAAAAGTTTATCTTTCCAGATAGAGAATCTACTAGACCATTTGCTTTTATCTATAATACCTGCGACATCAGAACCACCAATAGCTCTTGCTCCTGTGTCTTCGCACCATTTAGAATATTCTTCTCGTGTTACGAAGTTAATATCATTAAGACTTATCATCTTTTTTCTCTCTTTGTTTGTTCAAGATATGCTTGGAATCATTATAAATCTTTGTAATACCTTTGTCCATATTGCTAAAGAGAGTTTTCTTTGTCTCAATGATGTCTTTCTTTAACAAGAGAGCCTCGTGAGCAACGGTCATACAAATATTTTC